ATTAATAAGTGCTGTATTAATTGAAAGGAACTGTTCTCCAACTCCAGCTAAATCAGCCTTTAATCCTTCTACTGCTCTACGGTATTTACCAGAAGCTGACTCTGTTACTGCAGATAATTCTCGGCCAGCCACATTAGCAAGATCCTGTGAGCTTGCCTTCATTAGGTCCATAACCTGAAGCGTCTGACTTCCTTGCTTTCCAAGGTTTTCAAACAATGCGTTAAGTCTTGCAAACTGGAACTTACCAAATAACTGTTCGATAGCCTGCTGCTTCTTAAGTGGATCTAGGTTGTCTAGTGCTCCCTGTAATTCTAAAAGTGTTCCTGTTACGTCGCCAGCATTCTTGCTTACAATTCCTAGAAGATCAATTCCGAATCCTTGAAACTTTTCTACCGCAACATTTGTTGGGTTAATTAAAGAAGCAAGTGCTGACTTTAGAGCGTTTGCACCTTCTGATGCATTGATTCCGCCTTCTTTCATTGCTGTTAAATAAAGCGCTAAGTCTTTTACGCTTCCACCCAAACCTTGAATAACTGGGCCAGCTTTTGGAATAGCCTCTACTAAGTCATTAAGAGTTGTAGAAGTCTGGTTTTCAACTGCGTTAAGGAAGTTAATTGATTCTGAAAGTTCTTCTGTATTCTGCTTAAATGCTGTTTGAATTGCTAGAGTTGCCTTCATAGCATCTTGTCTGTCTACTTCACCAAGTACCGCAAGTCTGCTTGTTTCTTTTACAGAGGCAAGTAGATCGTTTCCTTGCTTTCCAGTTGCCGCAATATCCGCAGCTAAAGCAATGGTATCCTTAAATGATACTCCGTATGCCTTTGACAACTCCTTAGATGTTGCAATTACATCGTCTCTAACTTTACCTAATTCCTGTGCTGATGTCCCAGCCACATCTCCATAAACCTTTGTAAGCCTAACAAGCTCTGCGTCTGCTTGTCTGAATGCATCTGCTGCTGCTTTACCAAATGCTGCTAGTGGGACTGTAAGTCCTACCGTTAACTGACGACCTGCCCATTGAGTATTCTTACCCCAGTTAATAAGTTGTCCAGCACCTTCCTGAATAACCTTATTCATGATCTGAAGTTCTTGTCTTGCTATAGCAGACTTATTTTTAATTTCATCTAGACCTCTAGGTACATGCACATTAAATTGCATAAGACCCTGAGCGTTTTTACCCAGTGGCTGAAGTATTGCATTTTGTAATGATACTTGCTGCTTTGCAAGATCTCTAATTAATCCGCCAGAAGTTCTTGCGTGTGTTTGAAGAGTTTGGAAATACTGATTTAGCTTTAACTTTCCGCCATCTAAGTTCTTTCCAAACTTCTCAACATCCGACTGTAAGCTTACAAAGTGCGTAGAGAATTGACCAGTGCTTCGTAATGTGTCCGAGAAGGACTTATTCATTACCGAAATCTGATTTGCCAACATCTTGTTAGAGTTGGCTATTTGCTCCTGAAGTTTAGATAGCGAAGCTGTAACCTTATGCACATCTGCAATAAGATTTGAGAAGTCGGCATTAGCGACTATATTCGTGACTATGTTCTCGTCAGCCATTTACTAGTTACTCCCTAGAGTATCCCAAGCCTGCTCCGATACCAAATCCTGCTTCCGATGCAAATGAACCTTGCAAAGAAACAACATCATTTGCCGATGCACTAATTCCTAGTGCTCTTGCTCTGATATCATCGAAGGTTGTACCCTCGCTTTTTTCTTTTTCTTCCCCATCTAAGTCAATACCTTGAAGTGATGCTAGGAACTTTCGGTTCTCTTGCTCTTTCTTCTGTATCGCCTTAAAAGTGTTTATTAACTCTGGCATTGATAACTGCTCTTCTAGCTCTTCGTAATTTTTCCAATGACCTAGAAGAAACAGCTCTCCCTCTAATGCGGCAAGGTCTAGTTCTGACCAGCCAGAACCGCCGCCGCTAGAAGGTTTGGGTCGTCCATCTTAATCCCACCGCAAACTTCAAGAATGCGATTGATTGTGGGTACGTCCAGAGCATCTTCTAATGCGTCTCTATCTTTTACTAGTTCAGGTAACTGTCTTTCAAGTGCAACTGCACATGCATCAATTAACACTGTAAGTGTTTCATCTTCTGTTTTTGAGTCTGCGGTCTTTTGAATGGCCGCCATAAATTTTCTTAGCTCTTTAATTGTAAGGGGCTTAAGCTTAGCCTTATCCCCATTTTGTAGTTCAATCTCTTCTACGTCATATATTGTAGTTGCCAATTTATCCTCCTAGGATCGTCTAAATCATTATACTAAAATACTATTACTAATACAAGCAGAAAACCCCCAAATTAATGGGGGCTTCTGGTTATAATAACTTAATATTATTATGCAGTGACTGTAAGGATACGGTCAATAATCTTTCCATATTCCTGGCCAGCATATGCTGTATTACCGTCTGGAAGCAGACGGAATGTTACTGGGAATGTGGTTGCTGCGTTACGAGCTAGCGAGAACTGTGATTGCTGTACTGAAAGCACACGACGTGCATAATATACACGCTCTGCTGAAACGATCTTGTCGTTTGAGCCTGCTGGTGCCTGGCCTACTGCAATAAGTTGACGCTCTGTTGGAGCTACTCCAAGAGCACCAGCTGCAAGGCCAAGAGTCTTGGTTCCTGCTGTTGTTGGTGATGCCTGTGAGTAAGTTGTAGTTGTTGTAAGTGTATTTGTTGCTGAGATTGGATCTGAAGAAGTATCTGTTCCGCCCTGGCCGAATACGACGAGCACGTTCTCAAGAGTTCCTTCTGACATTTCTGTTGCAATCATAACTTCCATAGCAGACTTGAACAGCTTAGCTGTATCAAGAAGCTGATCTACTGTTACTGAATCGAATGTTGGGTTATATGTGATTTGAAGACCATTGTTGGTGTAACCAACGTTGCGGTACTTATCAGATGAGTCTGCATTCAAAGTTGTGGTATATGATGTACCTGTTGAGAATGCAACACCTGTTGAAGCGCCTGGTTCCATGTTTTCGACATAACCTGACTGTGTAGAATCTTTCTCTGAAAGGAACAATGGTGATGCTCCAACGAGAATATTCTTGGCATTATTAAATGTTGCCACTTTAACCTCCTATTATTTAAAATAAATATTTAATTTTTTTAAAACTTTTTTTGGTTGGCTAGACCCTTTCCTCTATGTCCAATTTTAGGCCATTTAAGGTAATAAGGCAAATCTAGAGGAATCTGCCATTCACATCAGCCATTCTAGAGTATTTGACCTCTAGGATTACGTCGGCAGAGAAAAATCCCTGAAGCTCCTCAGATGGGGTAGTAGGGGAAATATCTGCTATGAATATGCTATGGAATTTAAATTTATCTGACAATCCAGACCACTTGTTTACATCCCTAGCTGATTCGTCCATTCTTCTAAACTGATCAAACATGAAGTTTCTCAAAGCGTTAATCTCTGATACGTCAGTCGAATAGATTGTAAATAATACCTGCTCGCAGCATATGGCCCACAAATCTTCATATGAGGTTCCGATCTTGTCATAGACAATATGAGGCTTGCCGCTTAGAAATTGATTAAGTTCTGCTATCTGCTGTACTGGAATAATTGGGACAATCTCTTGGCCTATATTATCGCTGTAATAATCTGATGCTTCAAATAGGCCTGCCGTCTTTAATTCTTCCCATATGAATTTACGCAGCTCAAGCATTGCGTCTAATTTATAGTTTGGTGTCATAGTGCTCCTCCAAATGCTGCCACTAGACTAGCATCTGCCTGTAATTTAATTGAATTTGCTGAAAATTTATATTGAACTGTTTTAATGTTTGGCGGTAGTTTAAGTGCCTTTGTTACTCCAGAGTTAAATATCTTTTGAAACCCCGACTTTTTAATTGATGAGCTTACTAATTGTCCCGAAAAGAATATGCTGTAGGCAAGCCCAAACTGGTTTTTAACACCAGACCCTCCAGGCCTTTTAACGGTCACTGAGGCCCCTTTGGGCATAAAGACTGTAATACCATCAGATTCGAATACAAGTCGCTCAGATGACCTAGGAGAGATTACTACGGGCATCCCAGCTTCCATCACAGAAGCTTTACTTGCAAATACGTGGCGGTGCTTGCCTTTGCTTGTAGGAACCATAGATTTAGAAGGAAGTAATTCATAGTTTAATTTAAAGGAAAGTCCATCTTGTGATATCTTTTTTAATTTAAATAGTCTGGCAGTTACATCTCCAGTACGTTTCCATTCATAAACATGGTGCATTGATCTAGGCTTTACTCTAGCCTGAGCATCTATGTATGCCCCAAAGTCTAATTGAATCTGATCGAATAGGGTCTTAGAAAATTTGTTTTGAAATGCTTTGCTTGTTGTTAGTTTAGATATAACTTGAGATGTGTAATATACGTATGCAGAAATTTGAGCAACTGTGCTGTCCTTTAGGGGACCATTAGACTGGCCGACCATAAGTCTTTCTAGACCACTGGCTGCCTGAACTAACATTTTGCTATTGTCCAAGTTTCTGATTCTCCGATCTCTTCATAGATGAGTTATATGCAAGAACTCTGCCAAAAGGATCTGTGATTGGCGTTGTTCCCATTACTTCAAATACGGTTGGGCTATCTGTTGGAAAGTTAATCTCTATCCAAATAATGTTGCCATGGTTATCTCTGATATTAGTAACCTTTTCTCTGGTTGTGATTCTCTCAGAAGTTCTAACCTGAATAATTTGATCGTTAGTATATTTGTTATCAAAAATCTGCTTGTCGCTTGATCTAGTTGTTGCAGAATTGCTAATGACTCCTTTGGCGTGGCAGTCAACAGTCTTATAATAGTGCCATTCTCTTACGATGGCTCCTGTGTCCTCATTCTGTGTATCAAACTGACGATATACGTCCATTTTCATAGACAGAACGGAGTCTATGAGGTCATTCATTTAGATCACTACCATTTGAGTCAATACATACGCATCCAAAAGCTTGTCTACATATAAATTGCCAGTGCCCATAAATGAGTCTCCATTATATTCAAAGTTCCAGTCAAATGTCTTGACGTTCTTGACATACTTGTTTCTCCACATTTTATCTCTTGAGAAATAGTCTCTCATCAATTCAACGCATGCGATTTCAATTTCATCTGGGACCTTCTCCCAGCCATATCTGCCCTGAACACGATATGTATAGTCTTTAAAGAACATTCCGCTGCCAGAGTAATTGATACTTGGCGGAACCATTCCATTTGCTGTATACACAGTATTGTCCAGCATGTTAGCTCTATTTACCCTAATACCAAAACCCGATTCTGAGATCTGTGCATTGTAGCCCCAGTTATAAACATTATTAATTGTGTCTTCTAAAAGAATATCATTCTGATATAGTTCATGCAATGTATTTAGTTTATATGGTAGAGGAAGAACATCTGAGCCTGAGCCATAAACTGTTTGAACATCATCATATAAGTAGAAGTTCTGCCCTGTATAATTTTCAATAATTTTACGGGCATATCTTTCAGCGGCCAGAATCTCGTCATATGTTTTGTGATTTGGATCTGATGGGTCTACCCCAAATCCTAAATCACCTATAGCCTGAGTAATATCGCAATATGGAGTAACACAGAAAACAAGGTGCTCTTTCGTAATGCTTTCTCCGCCTATATCGTACTGCCACAAAAACTTTAAAGTTCTATTTCTTGTAGTTAAAGACAGCGGAGGATATGCCTCATAGACACCTTGATCAGTTTCTACTTTTGTTGAAGTAATTGTCTGAAGAAGTTGTCCTGGCAGAATTGCTGGGGTAATAGCTGGATCCTCTGTAATGTCATAAATCTTTACAATAGGATTGCTATCCGCATCTTGTGGCTGTCCCCTCCAAAAGACTTTTAGCTTTACTGGGGAATTTGTATTTAATAATATCTCAGCCATTTATTTAGGTTTAGATTAGCCGTAGTACTCTTGTACTTCCTTTGGTGTGGCTAAACGAAAACCTTCCTCCTTGTCAAAAATTTCTTGAGCGTCTTTTTCTTTCATTGCTACAAATGGGTGATCTTTTGTAAAAGTATGTCCCAAAATGTCGTAACGGAAATTTGCTCTAGTCATTCTGACAAGTACTGTATCTTCAGCAAGATCCTTCTTCGGATCAAACTTGGGTAGTACTTCATCAGAAATATCTTCTGCATCTTCAACGTCTTTCAACGTCTTTTTGTAAACTGCCCATGTCACGCCTTCTTCTGCTAGGGCTGCAATAATATCGTTCTTACTCCTGAGGCTACTTGCGTCTACCGCAAAATCATCGGCTATCTTCTTTAGCTCTGCTACCTTTAATGTCTCAAATGACATACATTCTCCTTTTTCTAGGTAAATCAATTATAGCATCCTTAAATTAAAATGAAAAGCCCCCAAAAATTAATTTGGGGGACTTTTCTTGCAGGTCTAATTCTTAATTAATTAAGAAGCAACCTTAACGTTCTTGACTACGACCCAAGCGTCAGCTTGTTCGATCTGGACGCCAACACGAGTATACATTGTGTACTCAATTGAGTCCTTACGTGGCCAGAAGAAACGGTAAACAGTTACATCACGCTTGATACCAATAACAACGTTA